GAAGGACAAAGTGGTATAGAAAAGAGTCTAGCATGGGCAGTTAAGCCTGAGCAGATTCAACAAGCAAAAGAAAACAAAGCCGCTCGTCTATCAGCAGAGCAAGGCTTGACCGGTAAGAACAAAATTGACCCAGCAACTATTGAGACTGACGGTTTAATGTTTAGGATTATGACTTGGGATCACATTCCTGTTGCTCAAAAACAACCTAGAAAAGTTACTAAGAAAAAGAAAGCAGTTGACATTATTGATTTTGAAGATGATCTAAGTGCAAACAAAGATTTGTTTGCCGATATAGAAGACAAGAAAACAAAGAAAGAAGTTGAAGACTTGGTTCATGTAAAAGTTAACTTCCCTCCTTTTCAGCATTTTAGATTAGATGCTGAAACAATGTCTACTCATTTAGTTGGCAAGTCACATTGGAAAGGTGGATTGAAGACTGGTAAATTTACTGCGACAGATGGTAACCTCACAGATAAGTTAGCACGTATGTATATTATGCTATGTGAAAAGTATGCTATGAAGTTTAACTGGCGCGGATATACTTACAATGACGAAATGAGACAAAGTGCTATACTTCAGTTGACTTACGTAGGCTTAAGATTCAATGAAGCCAAATCAGCAAATCCATTCGCATATTATACTGCGGCAATTACAAATAGTTTCTGTAGAGTTCTTAACTCTGAAAAACGTAATCAAAATATCAGAGATGATATTTTAGAAATGAACGGGTTGAATCCTTCATTCACTAGACAGATGAAAGACTACAACGGTTTAGGTTACGAAAAGAAAGCAGAAGCATACTCTGAGTAACATTTTCGGGCAAACAAGGCATCCAAATGTCTTGCTTTGCCTACCTTTATCATGTATACTAGTCATTGAATACTGGGAAAACTAATTATGTCAAATCTTTTCAAAAAGGCAGCCGTATTCACAGATATACATTTCGGTTTAAAGAGTAATAGTATACAACATAACCGAGACTGTAGTGATTTTGTGGATTGGTTCATTGAGAAATCAAAAGAAGAAGGATGTGAAACGTGTTTGTTCTTGGGTGATTGGAATCATCATAGAGCAAGTATCAATATGCACACCTTACAGTTCGGGCTCAATGCATTAGAGAAACTAAACGATGCGTTTGAGAAAGTCTACTTCATTACAGGCAACCATGATCTTTATTATAGAGACAAACGTGATATTCATTCAGTCGAATGGGCTAAACATCTAAAGAATGTAGTCATTGTCGATCACTTTATCGAAGAAGGTAACTGTGTTATTGCTCCATGGCTATGCGGTGATGACTATAAACTGCTTAAAAAGAAGAAAGGCAAGTATTTGTTTGCTCATTTAGAGTTACCACACTTTTATATGAATGCTATGATAGAAATGCCCGATCATGGAGAGACTAATGCTGACCATTTATCTCATTTTGAAAAAGTATTCTCTGGGCATTTCCATAAACGACAAGCAAGAAAAAATATTTGGTATATGGGTAATGCATTCCCACACAACTATGCAGATGCAGGTGACGATGCTAGAGGCATGATGGTATTAGAATGGGACAAAGAACCTGAGTTTCATTCGTGGCCCAATCAACCTGTATATAGAGTATACAAGTTAAGTGAAGTATTAGATAACCCAGAAGGGTTGTTAATTAAGAATGCTCATGTTAGAGTACATTTAGACATCGATATATCTTATGAAGAATCAAACTTTATAAGAGAACAATTGATACCACAACATGAGTTAAGAGAAATGTCGTTGATTCCTGTTAAGTCTGATGAACATGCACAAGACTTGGCTCCGGGTGAAATATCATTTGAAAGTGTTGATTCAATTATTATCGAACAAATTAAAAACATAGAATCTGATTTCTATGACAAGGGTGTATTACTGGAGATTTATCAGTCTATATGATCAATTTAAAACATGTAACTCTCAGAAACTTCTTAAGTGTAGGATCAGTTACACAAGCAATTGACTTACAGAATGAGGAACTAACCCTCATCTTAGGTGATAACTTAGATTTAGGTGGAGACGGTGCTAGAAATGGTACAGGTAAGACTACTATTATACAAGCAATCAGTTATGCATTGTATGGTGTCCCACTTAATAATATCAAACAAAACAACTTAATCAATAGAACTAACGGCAAAGGCATGATGGTCACATTAGACTTTGAAGCCAATGGTGTTGAGTATCGTATTGAACGTGGTCGTAAGCCGCATGGCATGAAGTTCTTTATCAACGGTGTAGGTGAAGAAGACAACGAAGCACAAGGCGAAAATAAAGAGACACAACAAGTTATCGAAGATATCGTAGGAATGTCTTCAGTAATGTTTAGAAACATTATTGCACTTAATACATATAGTCAACCATTCTTAAGCATGACACAAGGACAGCAACGTGATATTATCGAACAGTTGCTTGGAATAACGTTGTTATCAGAGAAAGCAGAAAAGATTAAGATAACAATTAAGAACAACAAGGAAGAAATTCAACAAGAAGAATTCAAAGTACAAGCAATAGAAGAAGCAAACAAACGAATAGAAGAACAAATAGACAGTCTTAAAAAGAGAGCAAGACTGTGGGATAACAAGACAGCAGAAGACATTGACACATTAAAAAATCAAATTACAAGACTAGAAGAATTAGATATTGACGCCGAATTACTTGGACACAAGCAACTAATTGTATACAATGCTTTAGTTAAGGATCATGCAGATATCGACAAATTGATTACTAGAACTAATAATGATGTTAACCGAGAAGCAAAGGCTGTCAGTAAATTTGAAAAAGAATTAGAGATATTAAAACAGAACAAATGTCACACTTGTGGGCAAGACTTCCATGATGATGTACATACACAAGTGTTAGCAGACAAAGAAGAAAGTTTAGTAGAGCATACTAATCACTTAACCGAACTAGCAGAAGTGCAAGTAGAATTAGAAGGCGAGAAGAATTCTTTATTTGAAGTAGGGGAACGTCCTACCTTGTTTTATCAATCAGAAACAGAGGCGATTGAACATAAAAATAAGATCAAAGACCTTAAGGGGCAAGTGTCTCGTAAAGAATCTGATGAAAATCCTTATACAGATCAAATACTTGAAATGGAAGAAAGTGCATTACAGGAAGCCAATTTTGACAAAATAAACGAGTTGTCACGTTTAGGAGATCATCAGAAGTTCTTGTTAGACCTATTGACAAGTAAAGATTCATTTGTACGTAAAAAGATTATTGATCAAAACTTATCATACTTAAACTCACGTTTGACAAATTACTTAGATAAGATGGGTCTACCGCATCAAGTCGTATTCCAAAATGATTTATCTGTAGAAATTACAGAGTTGGGTAGAGAGTTAGACTTTGACAACTTATCTAGGGGAGAACGTAACAGATTGATCTTGGGATTATCATTCGCATTCAGAGATGTTTGGGAGAACTTATATTTCCCAATCAATACATTGTTTATTGATGAGTTGATTGACTCAGGTCTTGACACTATCGGTGTTGAGAATGCTATGGCTATTCTTAAAGATATGACACGTAGACGTAACAAGTCAGTTTGGTTAGTATCACACAGAGAAGAATTAGCAGGAAGAGTTGCTAGTGTATTACAAGTTATTAAAGAGAACGGCTTTACTACATACAACTCGACAAGGGAGTTGGAGGAGTTGTGAGTCTAGCCCTATGGCACTGGCATATTGAAGTTAGCAGTAAGTGTACATTAAAGTGCCCTCGTTGCCCTAGACAAGAAGTTCCTGATACATTAGTCAGTACCGAACTTAAATTAGATTTTTTTAAACAAAACTTTCCTGCGTTTTTTATATTAGAACACGTAGAGAAACTAACGTTCTGTGGTGACGATGGCGATCCTATCTATGCACATGACTTCATTGAAGTCATCCAGTATTTCAAATCTATAAAGCCTAGTATAGCAATCATTATCGTCACTAACGGATCATACAAAAACGAAGACTGGTGGACAAGACTAGCAGAGTTATTAGACGAACAAGATCAGATACACTTCAGTATAGACGGCTGGAACCATGAGAGTAATAATATATACAGAATCAATTCTAATTGGTCTAGCATCATCACAGGCGTCTCTATCATCAACGACAAGTCTAACTGTTACACCGTATGGGACGCAATAGGCTTTAAGTTTAACGAAGATAAGATCGAAGACATGCAAAACTATGCAAGAGAGTTAGGCTTTGATGCGTTTCAATTGACAAGAAGCACTAAGTTCGGTAAGATATACGAAGACTCTTATGGGAAAGAAGATGCTTTACAACCACGTGATGATCTGTTATCATCTAGTCATAGATTTGAAAGAGAAGTGGTTACATTTACAGACAAGACAATTAAAGAACCTTGGATGAAGACAAATATTAAACTGTACGATGAATCTAAGTTAGTAGGTAATGAACGTCCTCTATGTCATATAGGCAATAAAGGTAGTTACATTAATGCTAGAGGAGAATTTTATCCATGTTGTTGGGTTGCAACAAGATACGGGCACAACAATAAATGGAACGAAATTGGCAAGAAATATAATCTCTATGAATTGAGATTACCCAAAATTGTAAAAGATAAATTCTGGGAAGCCGACTTCATACATGACTCTTACGAGTGTCAAACTAAATGTGCCCATCATCGGGTAGATAAAAATTATGCCACCGAGTGGTAAGGAGATAACTACTAATAATGCCATCACCATCTAAGAATAAAGGATCAGGATTTGAAAGAGAAGTCGCAAGATATCTTTCAGAAACTTACGAAGAAAGTTTTATCAGAGCGCCTGGATCAGGTGCATATGTAGGTGGCAAGAATCAAACACGTACAGAAATTTTACATGAAGGACAGATTAGAAGTTTTAAAGGGGACATTGTTCCTGGCGAAAGTTTCTATAAATTAAATGTAGAATGTAAATTCTATGCAGATTTCCCCTTTCATCAACTTCTATCAGGCTCATGTAGAGTCATAGAAGAATGGCTCGACCAGTTAATGGATGTGCATGATGAGGGAGATTTTGATGTACTCTTTATGAAGTTTAATCGTAAAGGTCGGTTTGTATGTGTTCCGAGTAAATACACATTCGTAAGTGACCAGTTCATTTATTACACATCAGACAAACATGCTGACTGGGTAATCTTTGGTTGGGATCACTTTTTTCAATTCAATAAAGATATATTTAAAGCATACGCAGGCGACACAGAGACCAACTCAGAACCCACCGTTGACACCAAGTCACAACTATCCTTAAACACAACCACAACTAAAATAGACTTTTAACATATAGTATAGTCGTAATATATACTCGACTCTCCTTGAGGAACCCATTGTAGTGATGGGCAACGGAACTGGAGTAGTGTCTTACAGACATATAAACCGACAAGGCAATCGTTATGGTAGCGAACCTTGAATGAGTTCATATCTACTTTGATTTGATGATATGAAACATGCGTTGCTGAGAGATCATGCTCATTAGTATGATTGGCTCAACTACAGCCCAGTAAACATTACAGAGCAACCGGTTGCAATTGATTATAGTAACGTAATCGATTGGGGATAATCAACATGGATGACAGGGGGTAATGAGAACCTGAACCGTGGTAGTGTTTGATAGCACTACCATGGCTTCTAAAAGGTAATAAGACTTAAACAATAACCTTTTAAAATAATAGATTTACCGTTTAAATAAGAAATTACGAATGAACGAAGTGAATGAGTAATTGGGTCTTCTTTGAAGACCCTTAAGAATGTTCTAGTGTTTAGAAGAATGGCATTTGAGTTTTCTTAGTAGTTTCTAAGTGTTCCTCAATTATTTTGTTTATGGCTTTGCGTTCTGATAGGGACATGTTAAGGACATCTTCATATGTGGCACCTCCACGCATGTACCAGGATAAAGTCAAGGCGTTTGACTTTAAGCCCTGAGTGTATTCTTCATATTTTTGTATCAACTCCCTTATCCCTTCAGGGTCGAGTGAAAGGAGTCTTAGACGAAAAAATCCGATGCGTTTAATGTAAACGGTTGCTTGTACTCATGTCCACATTCTTCTTTTGATGGATCATCTGAGCCTGCTGTGCATACGATAGTAAGAGGCTTAATTGTTGATTTCTCTCTAAGTTGCGTGTTATGATCTCTTATAGTTTCATAAGTTTTTGTATCCGCATTCTTTAAAAAATCATGTATATGATTAGTATCAGTTACCTCTCCCTCTGGAGTAACAATCTTTACAATTGTTTCAGATAAGATTTCCATTGTTAACACTGTAATGTCTTTTAATGCTTCAGCACTTGCTAGTGTACGTTCTTGTTGATCTTCAATAGAAGATAGATTTTTATATTTTGCTTGAATATCAAACTGCTTTAGACCTGCTTCATTCATTTCTTTGTACTTTAGGGGTGCAAAATAAATTTCTAACTCATTCATCCTTAAAGGAGTTTTGTAATCACCAGCACCTAATGATTGTAGCAGAACTTGTAGATTAATACCATATGTTCCTTGTTCTCCACATTTTTCGCATTCTGATTCTACATCAATAGTCTCTTGTCCACCTGCGGCTTTAATAGAAATTAATACCGTGTCTAAATCAGTGCTTAATAGTGCCCAAGGATTTTTGATTGATGGGACACAACTTTTAATAATATCTACCATGGCTGTACCATTAAACAATGCATCTGGCGTCTTTGTCGTTATCTCATCAATTGCTGTCATAGGATAGACAGGCAATTCTTTGTTTTCAGGCCATTCGATGTCCTCTGGTGCGTAATTCTCTCCACCTGACGGCAAAGTGATGTGTACTGCCGGTCTACGAAAAAATTGTCGTAGTGGATTATTTTCATTCATGCTCATATATGTTCCCCATAATAAAATACGGTATTTTTAAATACTAAATACTAGTGCATATATTTAGTATCCCAAAACCATGCTAAATTAAAAATATAGGACAACACTAGATGGATGATTTTTCACCTGAAGAAATGCGAGAATTTAATGAGAATTTAAATTCTATGAATGCCTCTTTGGGCACCTTATCTGGAAACCTAGATATTTTATCTCGTACATTGAATGACACTTCTAACTCACTTAATAAATCCGCAGAAGAATTGGAGAAAACCGCAGAAAGAACATCTATAGCAGAAACAAAGAAAGGCGAGAAAACCGCCCAAGCCAATGATGATATAGAAGCAACTGCTAAGAAAATGGCAGGAGCATTACGAATTGCTACTGGTGCAGTTGTTAGTTTTTCAGGTGCATTAGTTTCAGGGGTTGAGGGTTTTGACAAATATAGTCAAGCAGTATCAGGTTTTGGAGACTCAGCAAAACAAACCGGAGACGCATTAGGTGGATTTGGTAAAGTAATAGGCAATGCAGTAAACATAATAACTGAGTTTACAGTTATAACAATGAAGCAGGCTGATGCACAGAATCAGTTTGCAAAAGAAATGAACAGAATGGGTGCTATAGTTGATACTACCACCCAAGAATTAGCAGAACAAGCAAGAGCCGCAGGCGCAAGTGCAGGCGATCTGGCTGAAATGTCTGTTATGATCACACAAAGTTCCCAAGCACTAGCATCATTTGGTGCAGGAACATCAGAAGGCTTATCAAACTTAATGGAAGTCTTTGCATTATCTGATGAACAAGAAAGAACGATGCGTAGATACGGGTATACTCTAAGAGAAGCCCAAGAACAACAATTATATTATATAGAACTACAAAGAACATCTGGTATTAATATGCAAGCCAGAGAAATGACTGAACAAGATGTTCGTATTAAGTCATTGCAGTATGCAAAAACATTAAACACACTATCAGAGTTAACAGGTATTCAAGCCGGTCAACTTAAAGAAGAACAAGCCGCAGTCCAAGCAGACTTACGTAATAAAATTCGTAATATGCGTGATCAAAATGATATTGAAAGACTTAAGAAACAGTTAGATGGCAACATTACTGCTGAAAAAAGAGCATCAATAGAAGCAGAAATAAAAGCAAGAGAACAAGAAGTACAAGTAAGACTTGATGCTGGTAACCAATTTGCAGGTTTATTAGGCAAAGATATGGCTGCCAAAGTAATGAATGTTATCGGTACCGGTGCATTTGACGAGAATACAAAAGAACTAGCAAACTTAGGACTTAACGCCGCAGAACTCAAAGACAGATTTGCAGGCTTAACTGCTGGTTCAGATGAATACAGACAAGCAGTTGCTGAAACAACAGGTGAACTAGTAGGTGGTGTTAGACGAAACGTAGATAGGTTCGGTAAGTCTATGGAACTTGCCGCTAATGCAAGTGAGATCGGAGCCGCAGTAGGCATCAATGATACAACAACAGACAGATCAATGAAGTTTATGTCTGAAGAGGATGCTGTAAACAGAGTATTAGAAAGTTTTGATGAAGTAGCAGAATCTACAGAAAAAGGTAAAGATGCACAAAAAGATTTAGCCGCTGAATTACAAGTATTTGAAACTAATGTTAGAACATCCGCAGATGAATTTTTAAATGCGATTAATCCGTTTACAGGTGCATTAGGATTAGGAACTCTTGCTCTAGGTGGATTTACTTTAGCATTAGGAGTTGCGACAACATCATTATATGGTATGGCTGGATCTGGCGCAGGAAGTGGCATATTAGATATGTTTACCGGTGGCAAAGGTGGTAAAGTAGGAAGAGGGTTAGGAGCCGCTAAAAACTTTTTAACAAAAGGTGCAACTAGATTTGCCGCACCACTAGCCGCAGGAATGTCTATATATAGTGGATTCTCAGAAGCAAGTGAAGGACGAGATGAAGCAGATGCCCAACTTAATGAAGTATTACTTGCAGAAGATTCATCAAAAGCAGAAATACAACGTGCCAAAGAACAGCACGAAATAGACACTAAACAAGCCAATAGAGGTGGTGCTGGTACAGCAATCGGCGGTACTGGTGGAGCCATTGCAGGTGCGGCCGCAGGTGCAGCCATAGGTTCGTTTATTCCAATCATTGGAACAGCAATTGGTGGTATTATCGGCGGAGCCTTAGGAGCATACGGTGGAGCCAAAGGCGGAAGTGCAATAGCAGAAAACTATCTAAGTCCAGAAGACTTAAAAATGTATGAGGCTAGTGATGCTGAATATGCTTTAATGACTGATGAAGAAAAAGACAAATATAATGAGATCAGAGATGCTATTAAGGAACAAACACGATTACAAGAAGAAGAAGCAGAACGTTTAGAAAAAGCATATAATGACAACTACGAGGAAATAAAGAAGATAGGTCTATATGACAAAGACTTGCTTGGTAATAGTGAAGTAAACTTTGAAATGCTTGCCCAAATGAGAGACGATGGTTCTCTCTCACAAGAAATGCTTGAGGCTATGCTATATGATAATGATTTAAGTGAAGCAGACACGGCACTAGTGCAGAAACAGTTAGATTTGATGAAAGCAAATGCTGAAAAAGACGAAGAAAAAGATAAAAAAGAAAAAGAAGTAGCAGAGGTTAAAGAGCCAGACGAAAATTCAGGTAGAACATTAGACATGTCTCCTGAAAATCTAGCAAAAATATTTGAAGCAGATTTAAAAGCAACGGCAAAAAGAGATGCAGAAGAACAAGCAGAAAAAGAAAGAGTTGCAGTCGTAAAAGCAAAAGAAGAAGCCGTTAAAGAACAAATTACACCTGAAGTTGTTGCCAATGCACTTAAAGAAACTGGAACTGGTGCACCTGAAGGACTAGTCGATACAGAACAACTATTAGCAACAACTAAAGTAGTTGAAGATATGGTAGCAGTTGCTGACACTACTGCAAAAACTTTAGTTACATCAGACTTAGAAAAGAAATTAGATGGTGATCAAGGTAGTAAAAAACATGAAGACTTTATGGCAAGGAAAGAAGAAAGACTTGCTAAAAAATTAGAAGAAGGTGATTTTAAAAACGACACTCAAAAAGAAGCATTAGAACGACAACTGGCTAAAACTAGAGATATACAGCAAGAAAGAGGATATGCTAGTAATATGCTTCCTGATGGAGTCACAGTAGACGAAGTAAGTGGTAAGTTTAGAGCAAGTGCCGCACAAGTTGGAGAAGATGGCACACAAGTCATGGCACAACTTTTTGATAATTTAGACGAAGCAAAAGAATATACACAATCAGATCCTTATGCTACTGAAGCAGGGCAAGCATTAAGATCAGAATTAGATGCCAACTTTGCTGAGATGATGGGCGAAGTAGATGCATCTGGAGCAGCCTTAGGTGCACCAGTCGTTGATATTGCACCTGAACCAACAGAAGATGATGACTTTCATTATCAAAAAGATACAGGAGACGGTCAACTTGCCCAAACTGATACTGGTAGTGGAGAAATGACTGAATATGAAAAACGTAGTCTAGCACTGCAAGAACAGCAGATTGCGAAACTGGCTAGGATTGACAATGCGACAACAGAGACAGCAGACGGTACCCAAAAAATTGCAATCAACTCGTCAGTTTAACTAAATATATAATATAAAGAGAACCTATACCACATGGCATATACAAAGAAATTTTTAAACAAGAGCGGAGTATCAAGTCCGATATCGGGAGGCAACAGTAATCCTGGGTCTTGGAATGGTGTAGGTGCTTCAGAAGAAGGTTATTCAAATACTGACTTCGGCTACAAGAATTACATGAGTAGACTTCCTGAAGTTTACACAGGACATCCTAACAGAATAGAAAGATATAATCAGTACGAGATGATGGATGTTGATGCTGAGATTAATGCGTGTTTAGATATCATTGCAGAATTCAGCACACAAAAGAATGATCATAATCACACACCATTTAACTTTGAGTTTAGAGATGAGCCTACTCCACATGAGATGGACTTGTTATCTAAGCAGTTACAACAATGGTGTAAGTTAAATGAATTTGATACTCGTATGTTTAAGATGTTCAGAAACGTCATCAAGTACGGAGATCAAGTCTTTGTAAGAGATCCAGAGAACTTTAAACTCTACTGGGTTGACATGGTTAAAGTCATTAAAGTTATTGTTAATGAGAGTGAAGGTAAACTTCCTGAGCAGTATGTTATTAAAGACTTAAACATTAACTTACAGAACTTAACAGTTGCACAGAAAACAAACACAGATTTTGCCGCTAACCCAACAACAGGATTAGGTGGTACTGGTGGCGGTGGCGGAGCAGGTGGAGGCGGATATACAGTCCCATCTATGCCATACAACACATCAGGTAGTAGATTTACATTAGGACAAGCAGAATCAGCAATCGATTCTAATCATGTTGTTCACTTGTCACTAACAGAAGGCTTAGATCGTTTCTGGCCTTTCGGACAATCAATCTTAGAGAACATCTTTAAAGTATATAAACAGAAAGAACTATTAGAAGATGCTATCTTAATCTATCGTGTACAACGTGCGCCAGAACGTAGAATGTTTAAGATTGACGTAGGTAACATGCCTAGTCACTTAGCAATGGCATTCGTAGATAGAATTAAAAACGAGATTCATCAAAGACGTATTCCAAGTATTCACGGTGGACAGTCTGTAGTTGATGCTACATATAATCCACTATCAATGAATGAAGATTACTTCTTCCCAGTTACATCAGAAGGTAGAGGATCATCTATCGAAGTTCTCCCAGGTGGACAGAACTTAGGCGAGATCGATGACTTAAAATACTTTAATAATAGATTAGCAAGAGGACTGCGTGTACCTAGTTCATACTTACCCACAGGTCCTGATGACAACACAACACCTCTAAACGACGGTCGTGTTGGTACTGCTATGATACAAGAATTTAGATTCAATCAGTATTGTGAAAGACTACAAAATTATATCTGTCAGAAACTTGATGATGAATTTAAATTATTCTTGCGTTGGAGAGGTTTTAACATCGACACACAGATGTTTGATTTATCATTTAATCCTCCTCAGAACTTTGCCGCTTATCGACAAAGTGAATTAGATACAGCAAGAGTTAGTACTTTTGGTGCAATGGAAGCATTTCCTTATATCTCTAAACGTTTTGCACTAGAAAGATTCTTAGGATTATCTGAAGAAGAAATTAATAAGAATGAAAAACTTTGGGGAGAGGAAAACACTGAAGCACAAGATGCTGATCCATCAGGTTCTGATCTTAGAAACATTGGAGTATCTACAGGAGACTTTGATGCAGACATAGAAACTAGTGAAGAAATCGAAGACCAAGAAAACTTAGAAGACTTTGGAGACATGGACGTTGCAGGACCAGTAGGAACCCCGGGTACAGCAACTGGTTCAGTCGAAGGCGCTGGAGAAGTAGGCGGCACTCAAGGCGTCTAGTGAAACTTAAACATATTATCACATCTGGATGTAGTTTCGGTGATGCTTATACTTCATGGACATGGCCTCATGTACTAGAATCACATATCAAATCATTAGACCCTAATGTAACATTCGATCACAGAGGCATGGGTCATCAAGGTCAAGAACTCATACAAAAGAAAACAACAAATGCTATTATAGATGCAATAGATAATGGTATTGATCCGTCTGAAATAGGTGTTGTTGTTTCTTGGAGTGGTAATGATCGAAAAACCTGGTACATAACAAACAAAGATTATATTGGTGATATCAAAGATCACTGGAGTACATCCGGTGGAGATATGTGGGACATACAATTTTGTAATCTCAAAAATAATAGAGAAGGCGTTGAAGTAATAGAATATAATAATAAAAACGGAAACTATTTTGTTCAATACAATCCTAACGGTGGTTGGTATCACTCTGCATGGAATCATAGAGAACCTAAATTTATCAATGATTATATGATGTTTACTGAACCTGTTATTGACAGAGATTATGATAAACATAACATACATTCATTGCATCTTGCATTAGAAAATATGATTATGTTGCAAAATACATGTAAAGTACACGGTATTAAATTTTATCATCAGTATTACATGGATCACACATACAAAGATATTGAAGCCTGTAAAGATCATCCTATCATAGAATATCTTTATAAACAACTAGATCAAACGATTAGAGTAAAGCCTGCAATACATGAATATGTTAAACCTTTTGGCATGACAATATCAGAAGAAGATGTGCATCCTAATGAAGAAGGGCATCAGAAATACTTTAATGACATTCTAAAACCCTTTTTAGAAGAAAAAAACTTTTTTGAATAAATATTAATATGAAATTATTTGAAATGTTCGATGCGGCAGTACCAGGATACCAAGAAGTTGGTGATGACAACTCCAAACCTATCTGGAGAACTTCTAGGAAAACAAAATTAACATTAAGTCAAATTAGAAAGTTACGTAAAATGTTAGATGTTAGAAATTATGAAAAATCAAAACATTTGACCAAAGTTAGAAATCAATATGGTGCAAAACCAGATCCAGAGGCTGGTCCTAGTATCTAATTTTTGTAATCAGAAATTGTCTGATTTTATCTATTCTTACCTCAAAATCATCAAAAACGCAAAAAAGTAGTACTTAAATAGTACTTTTTATAACTACACACTAAATATCTCTACAAAGCCATACTTTATTATATCAGGAGAAAAGTACAATGGAAAACAAGAAATTTGAACAATTAATCGATCTCATTATTAATGAAGACGAAGAACAGGCGAAAGAACTGTTTCACAACATCGTTGTAGAAAAATCAAAAGAAATCTATGAGTCTATCATGGAAGACGAAATGAAAGACAGTGATGACTTAGAAGAAGGCATGGGCGGTCAAGTTGGTGATCTTGCTGACGAAGTCCAAGCAGAAGAATCAGGAGTTGCTGAAGATGCTGAAGAAGAAATTGATATAGATTCAGAAGAAGTTTTCGACATCGAAGGTGATGATGATGTAGATGCTACTTTAGACATCGAAGCAAATTCATCTGAAGAAGTAGAAGATGCAGTTGTAAGAATTGAAGACAAACTCGACACATTATTAGACGAGTTTGAAGCAATCATGGCAGACGAAGACGAATTAAAAGGCCGTGATGATGAGATGGATGCAGACTTGCATGACATCGAAGACGAAATAAAAGACCAAGAAGTAGACGTAGACGTTTCTGTTGATGACGAAGAAGTAGTTGCTGAAGCAATTAATCTTCCTAAAGTCACAGCAAAGATGGGAGACAACGGTGAAAACACTAAGTCCCCTGTAGACGCAAATTCAGGTCAAAAAGGAATGGATTCACACCCAGTCGATTTCGACAAAGGTAGTGATGAAAAAGGACGCCCTGCTCCGACTGCTAAAGACGTAGAAGGTGCTTCTTCATTCCAAAACGTACCTGGAAACAACAAAGGACCTAAATTAAGTCCTGCTCCAAAGCCCGTGACATCACAGGGTGAAGGTACAAATACTAAATCTGTAATAGATTAAGGACTGATACAAATGGCTTTGTATCTTAAAGAACACTTATCATTCGACCGTGCCGAAATGATGGTCGAATCGGTAAAAGAAGGTGATTCTAATTTGAAGACTCTTTATATGAAGGGTATCTTCATTCAGGGAGGGGTAAAAAACGCCAATGAACGTGTTTACCCCGTTTCTGAAATCAAAGACGCCGTAGACACACTCAACGAACAAATACAAGAAGGTAATTCTGTATTAGGTGAAGTGGATCATCCTGATGATTTAAAAATTAATTTAGATCGTGTTTCACATATGATTACTAATATGTGGATGGATGGACCTAATGGCTACGGCAAATTAAAGATTTTACCAACTCCGATGGGTCAGTTAGTTCAGACCATGTTAGAGTCAGGGGTAAAACTCGGAGTATCTAGTAGAGGTAGCGGAAACGTTAACGATTTAGATGGCCGAGTCAGTGATTTTGAAATAATCACTGTAGATATTGTTGCTCAACCAAGTGCTCCTAATGCATACCCTAAAGCAATATACGAAGGTCTGATGAATATGACCAACGGACATAAAGTTTTAGAAGTTGCAAGAGAAGCAAGAGGCAATAAACAAGTAGAACGGTTTTTGAAGGACGAGGTAACTCGTCTTATCAAAGATTTAAAAATCGACTAAAATAGAGGGGAAAACAGCATGTTAGATGCTATCAAACCATTAATTGATTCAGGTCTTATTAATGAAGATGTTGCAAGTGAACTAGAAAGCACTTGGAGCACTAAGTTAACTGAGGCTAAAGATCAAGTTCGTGGTGAACTTAGAAATGAGTTCGCACAAAGATACGAACATGACAGAAGTGTGATGGTTGAAGCCCTGGATAAGATGATTACAGAATCTCTCTCAGAAGAAATTAAAGAATTTCACGAGGAGAAGACTGCAATTAACGAAGACCGCGTAAAAGCAAAAATGAAACTTAAGGAAAGTGCGAAGAAATTTAATAACTTTATGGTAACTAAGTTAGCAGAAGAAATTAAAGAACTACGTGCAGACCGTAAGGTTCAGTTGGAAAACCAAGATAAACTTCAAAAGTTTATCACTCATGCATTGGCTAGAGAGATCAAAGAATTTGCTCAGGATAGACAAGCAGTGGTAGAACAACGAGTCAAGTTAGTTGCTGAAGGTCGTACACAATTAGAAGCATTGAAAGAGAAGTTTATTTCTGAAAGTGCCGCAAGATTGAGTAAGTCTGTAGCATCTCATCTTAAAGGTGAGTTATCACAACTTAAGGAAGATATTCAAATTGCTAGGGAGAATAACTTCGGTCGTAAGATTTTTGAAACATTTGCAGGTGAATTCAGCACAACTTATCTTAATGATAAGGCTGAAACACGTAAGATTGTTTCTGACTTGAACGACAAAGAACAAGAACTAGCCGAGTCAATGGCTAAACTTGCGAAAGCAACGCAAATCATTGAATCAAAAGAACGTGAAGTTAACATTATTAAAGAATCTACTCAACGTGAAAAGACTTTAGACAGTTTAGTGTCATCTTTGAACAAAGAGAAGGCTCAAGTGATGCGATCTTTATTAGAAAGTGTTCAGACGCCAAAACTGAAGAACGCATTTGATAAGTATTTACCAGCAGTATTGAACGAAGGAAGTGAAAAGAAATCTGAAAAGGCATCTTTAACTGAATCTGTTTCGACTGCACAAACAGGTAATAAATCTGCCAAGAAAGAACAAGTTAGGGACGAGGATGTTGATAACAACGTCATCGATCTTAAGCGCCTGGCAGGGCTTTAATTTAAACTAGACATAGAAATTTAGGAGAAAATAACCATGTCACAAGTACTCTTAGAAAGCCGTTGGGACGAAACAAAAGACGCCCTACTTGAAGGCTTAAAAGGCACTCGCCGATCAACAATGGGTGTTATCCTTGAAAACACTCGCAAAGGTCTCTTAAATGAGAATGCTACCGCAGGTAGTACCTCTGCAGGAAATATTGCTACACTTAACCGTGTAATCTTACCAGTAATCAGAAGGGTTATGCCTACTGTTATTGCTAACGAACTAGTCGGCGTACAGCCAATGACTGGTCCTGTTGGACAGATTCACACTTTACGTGTACGTTATGCTCAGTCATTGACTGATAATTCAGCAGCCGCTACATCTGTAACTGCTGGTGAAGAAGCATTATCACCATTCAAAATCGCACAGGCGTACTCACGTACAGCCCAAGGAACTGCGACTGCGAACTCTTATACAGGTGCTGATACAGCAACTTTAGAAGGTAACGGTGGTAAGCAAATCAGTGTGCAAATCTTAAGACAGGCAGTTGAAGCCAAGTCACGTAAGTTACAAGCACGTTGGACATTTGAAGCCGCTCAGGACGCACAGTCTCAGCACGGCATCGATGTTGAAGCAGAAATTATGGCTGCTTTAGCACAAGAAATCACTGCTGAAATCGATCAGGAGATTTTACTATCTCTTAGAACGTTAGCGGCAACTGAGTTCACTTATAACCAGGCAGCGGTATCAGGTACTGCTACTTATGTTGGTGATGAACATGCGGCACTTGCTGTATTAATCAACAGAGTTGCAAACTTGATTGCTCAAAGAACACGTAGAGGCGCAGGTAACTGGGCTGTTGTGAGTTCTGCGGCCTTAACTGTATTACAATCTGCAACTACATCAGCATTTGCACGTACAACTGAAGGTACTTTTGAAGCACCTACTAACACTAAGTTTGTTGGTACGTTGAACGGCGCTATGCGTGTTTTCGTTGACTCTTATGCACCTGATACTCAAGCAGTATTAGTTGGATACAAAGGTTCATCTGAAACTGATGCGGCGGCTTTCTATTGCCCATATATTCCATTAATGAGCAGTGGTGTTGTACTAGATCCATCAACATTCGAACCAGTCGTATCATTTATGACACGTTACGGATATGTAGAGTTAACTAACACTGCATCATCTTTCGGTAACGCGGCTGACTACGTTGGTGAAATCGCAGTTCAAAACTTAACTTTCCAATAAGCCGATTATTATATAATCAACTTATTATAAGTTTTAGGAAGAGTCTTTTAGGCTCTTCCTTTTTTTCTGGCTTCCCAATTTAATAGTAAATACTTGACAATACTAACCAAAGGTTGTATAATAGTAAGATAAGTTTGGAGAACACATATGGCAAAAAGAATCTTTAGAATTGAAGCCGGTAGATACGGCGGAGAAACAGTTATCGGAGAAGTCGATAAAGAATTTGTAGAACAGTTTATCGATGAAGGAGAAGGTGAATTAATAGAACATCTTACAAGCACAGATGATCTGGATTTTGAGGGTATATTACCTAAGAAAGATTATTACATGTGGGAGTGTGATGACATCGAACATATAAATTCTGCATATGCTGATAGTGGTTTCGTTATAACAGAAGTAACTAACGAAGAAAGTAAGTTTGATTACTCTGAATCTGAAACTGACTTTGAGCCAGTAGGTTGTTTATATAGTAGAGAAGCATATTCGCAAGATGAAATGCCTGATGATGAAGACATTAAAGACGATGACAATTATGTTCCTGTGATCAACTTTCATAGCGGAGAAAAAGGGAACTTCGGTTGCTGGTTTGTAGAAACAGACGGAGAACCTTTTGACAAATATAAATTTACATATGGCATCGTTGAAACTAACATGGGA